CCTGTTAATCTGGATACCTCTAAACCGCCTGAGGATTGCGTATAAGAGGAGATTCCTTGTCGGTGTGTATGTCCACAGACTACGCTCTTTCCGTGTCTCTTAGCGGCTTCTAGGGCTGTTATGCCCCCAGTAGGCTTTGTGCTCTGCTCATCGCCATGCACCATAATCCAGTTTGTGCCTGGTATTTCGTAAGGCTTCTTATGATACTTAATGCCTAATTCTGGCAGTCTAAGGAAGTTTTCTATCTCTAACTCTGGTGCGCCTATTAGTCCAGGCAATCTAGTAGAAATGGAATTAAAGAGCCGCGCTCCGTGGTTAGATCGTGAGAGTTGTGTGATTTGCAAGTCATACATGACATCGACGCACATATCTCGGTCTTTGCCGATGGTCTTGGAATGTTCATCAAAGCCGCTAGACCATCTCGAAATAGTTTGAAAATCAATTTCGTCTCCTACGCATAGGACTTCATCTGGCTTAAACTTCTTAATAAACTTGGCTACGTTTGCTACTGCTTTGGGGCTATGGAACGGAACTTGAAGATCGGAAATTACGACCAGCTTCAAAGTTACTCCTCGTCTTCATCCTCGTAGTAGCCTGGTTGGTCTGGTAACCAATTAGGGCTAGGCAAGATAGTGGCAGGATAGGTTTGTGGTGCAGTAATTAAATAAAGTGCATGATCTACGCTAAAGCCAGCACGACGTAATGATTTGTAATACTCGTTTAGTCCAATGCAATACTGGTCTAAAGCTGAGTAGTCAGTTACGTCTATGACTTTTCTGCGTGCCATAGGAAAAGTGTTACTTATCTAACATCTGAATAATAGTATCAACACGCGTTTCGAGTCTATTAACTTGGTCGCGTAGTGATGAGCCACCATTAGTTTTGAGTTCGCTTAGGTAGTGCTTAACTAGCCAACGCACAGATGCGACAAAAGCCGAGATTACAGTTACCACTGCAATGGCTAATGCGGCTAGGTCTTGCGGACTCATTACTTTTGAATAACTAAAGTTGAAAGGTTGGATGTGCCAGCAGAAGTAACAGCATAGATAGCGTTACCGTGATTCTGGATTACTGTTTTATCGCCATTATCCATTCGGTATCCATTAGCAACAGTTACGTCTGCACCGCCAAGATACAACGTGCCTGATGAGGAATGAAAATGGACTTCCTCAGCAGCTTGATCATCTGCTACCACTACTGAACGTGTGGTTGTAACTGTGTAATTTGCGCTAGAAATTGTCATTTTTTAGGGGTCGCATATCCAAAAACACCAGCAAGAACAGCCCACAGGACAGCGCGGTAATCAGCTGCAAAGTTGCTTGCTGCCCAAGCGGACAAGAACGCTCCGGACATTAGGAAATATGGATTCTTCATTTTGTTGCTCCTAACATAGGTATTTGAAAAAAAGAACTATCGTCATCACCTTTAGCCGTAAACGAGATATGAAGGTGGCTTGTGTGTGGGTCAATGCCGGAATATTTGCGCCATTTCCATAATAAGATAGGCGAGGCGATTCTGCCGTTGAATATGACGTAAGCAATGCGTTTGTCTGTCTTTGCGGCAATCCTAATCTGATCAGCAAGATAGGTTGCGTTATTTTTGGCCCCACCCAAATCTGAGTCAATGTCAATGGCTCTAACGACCAAAGTAGGTGGCAAAGGATTATGGTCTGACTTAGTCGCTGCGTGGCGAGTGTCCCCAATCCACCCATCGGAACGGCGATCTCTATCTGAGAAATGGTCATCTATTTGCTCACGTAGCTGAACACCAGCCTTACAAAGGTGAGGTTTCAATTGCATCCTTTGGTGGGGTTATCCAACGGCAAGTTTCCTCATCAAACCCAATAGCATTATCTGGCTCTGGTGAAATAAAAGCATCACGGGTTTCATCGTAAATATAGCCAATACCTGCGTAGTTCTTGCGAATTTTGCCGTTATATGAAGTCCGCTTACAAATTTGTCCTCTAAAATTGCCATACCAAGTTTCAGTATCTAAACCTTCAATTAGTTCATTCTCGTCAATTCCTGTAATTACTTCAGTTACTATGTTGTTTTGGTCTAAGAATGCGTAGTGTGCCATTATGTCCAACTCACATTTCCTGTGCCAGCAGTAATTGTTGTAACTTTGTCTGAACCAACTGTTACTGTTGAACCTGTTAAACCTGCACCAATAGTAATTGTGCGAGTGTTTACATAACGTAGAATTACAACTCCGCTACCACCTTGTCCACCAAGTTGTGAGCCTGAGCCAGCACCACCACCACCACCACCGCCTGTGTTAGTTGTGCCTGCTGTTCCAACTCCTGAAAATGCACCTGCGCCGCCGCCACCTGCGCCGCCTGCACCAGCAGCACCTGGGAAAGCATTATTGTATTTACCACCGCCGCCACCGCCGGCATAAAAAACAGATGAACCTGTAATTAAAACCGCAACACCTGTGCCACCTGCGCCGCCTAAGAATCCGCTAGGAGCATTCGCGCCTGCTGCACCTGCACCACCGCCACCGCCTGCTGGAGCAGAACCCGCACCCGTTCCATTACCACCAGCAAAACCTTGATTTGCAGTTCCCGCAGAGCCGTTTACTGCAGGGGGCACGCCTGTGCTACCGCCACCGCCACCGCCTGAACCGCCTACTGTTGAACTTGTAACAACATCTCCAGCACCACGACCGCCGCCAATAGAGGTAATCGTTGAAAAAACACTATCAACGCCGTTAGTGCTACTTGCACCGCCACCGCCTACGGTAACTGTGTAGTTTGTAGAAAAATTTATTGTTGGTGCAGTTTCTAATACACCTCCGCCGCCAGTTGCAGTAACAGTTGATCTAAGTCCACCTGCGCCGCCGCCGCCGCCATCTTCTTGACCGCCGCCACCGCCACCTGCAACAACTAAATAATCAACTGAAAAAGGAAATACTGGCACATTAAATAAACTTGCTACCGCGTTGCCAATCATTATGCAATTCCACCTACAACATACCAAGTATCTGTTGCAGTCTTAATGCAAGCTGCTGTTCTATATTGTGCAAGAGTTGGAGAGGCGGCAACTGCGCCAGAAGATAAAACTGTGGTTGTTCCAGATGTAACTGCGCTAATTGTGCAAGTTCCTACGCCTTTGTTTAATACTGTAATAACTGTTCCTACGGGAAATGCTACCGATGCATTAGTAGGTATTTTGAACGCAACCGCAGTTGCTTTATTCATTGGAACAAGTGTTTGATATTGGTCGGTGGATACTGCTGTGTAGTCTGTAGTTTGGTCGCTACCAACGGTAAATGTAATTAAACCGTTATACATTGCAGCTGAAAGAACATCGCCTGTTGCCGCTGGAAATCCTGTTGCCATTTATTACCCCTTAATATGTCATTACTGACGTGCCGATTATACCGTATAAAGAACTGCCTATGATGAAACCATCCACTATTGGTTCTGACGTTGTGAAAGTGGTATTCCAACTGTTTGGAGTTATTTCGTGTTGGATGCCCATACATTGCAAGGTTTTTTGGATGGTTGTGCCATCTTGAGCCACGTTGGTTATAGCCATCGTGTCAAAGAAATCTAGGTTAAGAGCTGCTGAAACTCCTGTTGTATATGAAGGAGTATTTAGATCAAGAGTAATAGCGTCAATCCGGATAGTGGTTTCAGCGCGTGTCGCTACATAAGTTCTGGCTATGTTCAAGGCTTCAGCATCGGTCTGGACTACTAAATCTGTGACGTTAATTGAGTGTGGGAAATACTTGGTTATGGATGCAGCATTTGTGGCAGTTTGGGCTGTTCCACCTGTCTTTGTGATTGATGCTTGATTGATAATCAATTTGTCATCAAAGGCAAAAACTATGTTTTTATATCCTATGCCTGTGCCATTATTAGCAAAAGTTGTTGGGTTAGCACCAGACTTGGAAATAATATAACTCCGAGAATGGAACTCAGCGTTACCACCGCCACCGACATAAAATGCACCCTGCTCTGAGAATTCAACGTTTTTGATAGCGTTTAGAGAAGTGCGAGCAGTGCCAGGGTCTGCCTGGACTGTTGAGTTTCCAGTCTCAACCTCACGCATTGAAGAAGGCCATGAGACGGCATCTAAGATGCTGTTAATTCTTTGGCCTGTTGTTTGTCCTGCTGTGCCACCACTCACAGTGGTTATATTGGCCATATTAAACAAACGAAAAGCATCGCTACATTCAATATCTACAAAGCCAATATCTTGGTCTTTTGGATAGGTATAGTTGTAACTGGTTGTGTAACCTGAAAATAGATATACGCCATTACCGGACACACGCATTTTGCGAAGTGGAACTAACTTGCCATAATAAGGCGATGCAGGATTTTGTGGATTCCATGCACCAGTCGGATCATAAACTCTAATTGTTGCTGTGCCAGCCTGAAACTGGTCTTGCAATAGGTTATAACCACGTCTGATGCTTATATTGCCTACTTGGTCAGATATGTCCACAATATCGCCAGCGTTGTCTGCTAAAACGTTTGTGCCTAAAATACCGTGAGCAGGGTCTCCAATAGTGAATGGGTAGCCAAATACCGGCCCATTACTAAAGTCAAAAGTTACGCCTACTGTTACGGGATAAGTCATTACATCCCTAAGCCATTGCGGTTAAATGAATTTGAGTTGCCATTGGCAGCATTATCAATTACTGAATTTGCAATAAATCCAGGTGGGGCAATAATAGTAACTTTTACATCTTGATAACCGTTGGCAGCGTTAGGGCGTGCAAAGGCATCTTGATAATTTAGTGCAGGGTTTGAATATGCGTTGGTGTAAGAATTAGCTGCGCCTGGGCTTTGAAGTATTGCATCAACATAGCCTTGAGTAGTTGTATTATTTGAAAGAATTGGAATTGCTGCTTTTGGTGCGCCAAGCATGGCAAGTCCATCTCTTAAATCATTCACAGCTTTTAATGCGTCTTTTAAGGCATTAGTAAATCCACCTAGAGGATCTGTTGAGGACAATTTCATTGCAGCAGCTTGAGAAGCCAATAATTGTTGAGCTAAGTTTCCAGCTTCTGTTGAATTGCCCAAAAGTATTGCTTGTTGCAGTTTTAGTCTTAATCTGTCATCATCACTAATTTTGCCCATTAACGCAGCAGTATTTTGAATTAAATCCATATTCATTACAGCTGATGCTTTATCAAGAACTGCTTTTGCTTTAGCTAGAGCAGCTTGTTCTTTTAATAATTTAGTTTGTTTTGCAGTGGCCGCTGCCAAATCCTTTTGACGTTGAGCTGCTAAAGCGTCTGCTTTTGCGCGATCGCTAATTGCTTTCAATACTTGTGATGGCAAAACTGGCGCAATTCCAGACATTGGGTCATATGGTTTATTAAGTTTATTTTTTTCACTTATGCCTTGAAAAGCACGACCTAAAGTTAATTTATCTGTCAAAGTAACAATCTTATTTAAGAAACCAAATACATTTCCAAAGAATCTTGCTGTGTTTGCAGCAGCATTGGCTAAAGTTTCTATGTCCTTAACTAAACGATCAATATCGCCTTTTTTACCTGCTGCTGAAGTGAGCGCATCAACCAAACCTTTTCCAATTGCTTCTTTTGCATTAGTTGAAGCAATAGTTAAAGCATCTAATTTGCCGGAATAAGTATCTGCTGCTAAGGCGGCTTGACCAGAAAAAGTGTCGTTTATTTTGCTCAAAATTTGTTCAAAAGTCATTCCAGCTAATTCAGCTTGGGTCAATCCTAAATTGTATTTTCTAAGTCCTCTGAGATTGCCCACATAAGCCTGGCTCAAATCTTGAACTGTTGTTGTGAGATCAACGCCTGCACCAGCAGACGCATCAAGGGCAGTTGTAAGTAATTCTTTTGATTTGGTATATGACTGAGTTACTTGAATTAACTTAGCAAATGAAGGTCTCAAAAGGTCGTCGTTTACATGATAAGTTTTTTCTAATCCTTGAATAAATTTTTCAACGTTAGTTGCTTCGTAGGCAAGGCCTAGATTGCCAACTGTTTTGCTTAATTGTCTGGCTGCTTTATCATCTTGAGCAAATGCTTTAACCGATGATGAAGCATAAGCAAATGCCTTTTGCGCACCTTGTAAACCTAAATAACCTTTGGCAAGAGTTTTAACGGCTTTATTAAGTCCAAAAATATCTTTATCAGCCTTCTTAAAAGCTGCCTTGCCACGATATTCGGCGCCAATTCCAACTAATAAATCAGTGGTTGCCATTAAAATGTTCCTCTTTTCAATCTATATTGTTCAGCTGCATTTTGAACGGCTTTCATTACTGCGCCATTAGTTCTGCCTTGATCCATATACCATGCTTTATAAATAGCACGACCGCGTAATTTACCTGATCCATACAACACCGGTAAACGTCTAACAAAATTTGCTCCAGCATAAGGATTATTTGAATGTGAAAACTTTTTCTGTCCAACATTTTTCTTTGGCCCAACCCAGGGTTGTCCATAAGGATTTTTACGACCAGCAGTTTCAAAGATAGCACCGGAAGCAGTTTTGTTATGAATAGATGCTAAATAACTAAAACCTTGTAAATTAGGTTTAGTTGGTGACGTTTTGTAAGTAATTCCTCTACGCATTAAGCCAACGTCATATACAGGCCATTTACCGCGAGAAGTAGATTTCCAGTTACGCAATGGGCTTTGGTCTGGAATGAATCCACGAGCCTTAGCCACAATAGGTTTCAAAGCTGTTTGCATTTCTTTCTGCAAGGATTTGGCTAAGTCAGGCTCAAATTCACGCAAGGCTTTTCTAAGTTGAACGCCGCCCTTTAGTTCCGTTGGCACTGTTCATCTCCTTTGCCCTGTCCTTCATAGCCATTAAATAAGTCTTGAACATTCGCACATCCATGTCTATAAAGGATTGTGCAGGAATTCCCGTCTCTATACTCATTCGTGCAATGAGGTAGTGAAGGGAATCCCTAGTTAGTCCAAAGGGTCATCATCAAGAACTTCCACACGAACCAGCGTATCTAAGAAATCTACGCCAAAAGGCTTAACAGTTTCTCCCGATCTGCGGATGCACTCCCAGGCTAACCAATAAACGTCAGTCTGTTTTTCATCCTCGCGGAAGGCTTTGTGTAAGCCTTTTTTTGCATACGCTTCAAAAGCGAACTCAATCGCCGGTGTGATTGTGTGAGTGGTATCGCTACCATCCACCCTTACTATTCTTAACTTTGCCATTTTAGCCCTTTTCTTTTAGTTGTTTAGAATGTGCCTGTGCTTGCAACACTAGTTTTGCTATTGCAAGTAAAGGTTATATCAATTGTTGCTTCATCAGCCACTGCGCCGTTGATGTCGGTTAGATTATCAACAAGAATTGTGCCTGTGTAAAGTTTATTTGTTGCTGACACTGCTGAGCCTTTATCTTGTAGTGCAGAGAAGGCTACGGTTGAACCATATGCATCTTGTAAAGTCGCTAGGACTGAGCCAACCGCAGTATCGTTTAAAAATGATACTGTAATAGTGTCAGCTGAGAGCCCGGTCACAAATCGATGTGCAGTGTCCCCCATTGCGCTGACCTCAATTTGATCTGCTTGTCTAGCAAGCGAGAACGCTGTAACGTGATCTGATAGATCAACTGTTGCAACCTTAAAGCCAACTTTGTTATTTAGAAAAATTGCCATTGTTTATTCCTCGTCTTTCTTGGCTGATGCCTTTGGGGTGGATTCGATTTGACCAATCTTTTTCAGAAAAGCCAAATCCTCAGGTGTTAGATCGGTCATTTTAACTCCAACTCGTTAAGATACTCAGACGAATTTCCGTCGTGAGAAGGTCTCCAGCAGTTGTATCAACTGATACCCCAGACACAGAGCCAATATTATAGTTTAGCGTTGATGCCGCTAATTTAGTGAATACGCCGACAACAAAATCCTCAATACTTGCAAGTGATCCTTGATTGTCTAATAATGGCAAATAAAGTTTAATTCTAAAGTTTGCCAAAGGTGCAACAGTTATATGTTGGTTATTACTTGGCACAATATAAGGATCATCAGGTTCTACAACCACGCTGTTGGCCAACGGTGAGGCAGGTGGAAAGGAAAATACCTGCCATACCGTTGGATTACTTAAAGCCGTTGCAATGGTAGAACGGAGAGTTGTGACGGCAACTGTCATCCGACTAGCCCATTAGGGTTTAAGTAATTCGCAATCAAACCACGAACTCTAGCAAGTAGTGTGTTGCCCATACGGTAAGGTGAAGGTGTAAAGCCATCTGGTGAAACGCCACCAGCATTTGAAAGTTGTCTTGATTGCCAGATGTCTACGGCAATTAGTGTCGTTGCTTCTCTAACTTCTGGAACTGTTGCAAAGTCCACGTTAGTAGCTGCGGCAACTGTCGCATAAGGTTGAATTGGGTTCTTGACTTGATCTGAACCTGTTGCTGCGTAAGAAATAGAATAATTATAAGCCGTCAAAGAATAGTTTTGGTAATTCAATGCAGATACTTGTGTTGCGCCGTTAATTTCGGTAATTGTCTTAGTTCCGTTAAACGGACTGCCAGCATTTGTAATAATTACGCTTTGGCCGACATACATTCCATGAGGTTGTTGAAAATACAGAGTTGCTACGTTGCTTGTCAGGCTTCTAGCAGCGGCGTAGTAGTTGTTATACCAAAGATGCCCTTTAATAATATTTTCAGCTGCCTGGCAAACTTCTTCGACAACTGAATCAGCATAGAGAGAACCAATACCGAGAACTGTGCGTAATTCGGCTTGTGTGCAAAATGTTGCTGCCATGATTTCCTCTCTAATTAAAATTGTAGGGGCTAAGGGCTACAAAGCCCCTACAACACTATTGCTAAGTGTGGGTTATGCAACCATCCACTTGTATGCGCCTGCTGCAACCTTAGTTGCGATTGCGCCGTAACCGTAGTAAGCAACGTTTACTTGACCAGAAGCAATAACTGCTGCTTCTAGCTTGAATTGTGGTGACTCATACCATGTGTATGATTCTGGGTTTACAACGATGATTGAGTCATCGCCTGTGCCTGAAAGGTTACGATCAACGTATAGGTTGTAGCCGTTGATATTGCCCTTGAGTGATAGAGGTGATGCGTTGCCGCCAGCGTTCATTGGTTGTGTCGCTGTATAAATTGCTCGATTTTGACCATCCACAAGACCCATGATTGCGCCCCATTGTGCTGGGGATACAATGATGTTTTGTGCAAAACCTAGTGTGTTTGAGTAAACAGATACTGCGGCATCTGATACGAAAGCAAGAAGGTTAGCTGCTGACATTGTGCGGTTTCCGCCGTCTGTCGCTGCTGCTGCAATTACTGTTGCAACGCGTGCATCTGTTGCCTTTGCGTAAGCAAATTCCATGTTCTTTACAAGTTCAGCAAAAAATGCTGGGCTTGAACGATCTAGGATTTCTACTGAGAATGTCTGTTGTCCAGCGAACTTTTGAACTGATACTGATAGGTAAGAATCAGCTAGGTTTGTGTCTGATGGTGTTCCGGCTTCTGCTGTTACAGCAACTGTTGGAACTTGTGAGATTTTAGGAATCTGGAAAGTCATTCCTGCATCTGGAAGAACGCCGCGTGAGATTGCATCAATAAATGGGCGATCTGCATTAGCAAGTGGATTGATAACTTCTGTTAGCTGACGTGTTGGAACAAGACCAGCATTGTTTGATGTTGAAGCTGCTGCTGCCTTGATGTATTGGCGTGCATCTTCTTCACCTAGTTGTGCGCGAACTGTGTTCTCTAGGAATTTTTCCTTTGTGAACTCTAAGCGTGGTTCAGTATACATTGCTGCTGTTACTGTTGGGCGTGAGGCTTCAACCGCAGGGGTTTCTACTACAGCCTCAGGTGCTACGGCATCTGGAGTATCCAAGATGGCCTCACTTTCTGATTGTGGGATTTCGGTTAGTGCTTCATCTTCGGTTTCTGCCGCTGATGCTGCAACGCTAGTTACTGCTGCTGAGTCGAACGCAGCTGCTTGCACAAGGCTTGTTTCAAACAAGCGTGCTGATTGGACATAGAGAACGCCATTACGCGGTTCTGATGCTAAAACTTCGACCCCAACACTAAGCCCTGAACGAAGGCCGTCTGATGCTTCGATTAGTGAGTCTGTTCCGCGGCTAGTGTTGGAGACCTTGAAAGATGCAAAAACTCCTGTTGGAGTTTCATTAAATGCAACGGCTTTGCCGATTGGCTTCTTTGCATCATGTTCTAATAATAATTTTGATTTGCCTGGTTCTGGCAGTTGGATTGAACCTTGTTCAAATACAACTTTGCCAACTGATGTTTGGCCAATTTCACCATCGTAAGGAACAATCTTACCGGAGATGATTCTGCGGCCTTGATCGCATTCAATATCGCTGCTAAAGGTTAATTGCACTTGCGCTCCCGTTCGGTGATAGGTTTTCCATCGCCATTGCATCTTGGACTGAGATTAA